AGGGTACAGGTTTCAGAAATGCCAATTAATACAGATGCTTATTATGAAGATATTTTAAGAATACATCCATTATGGTGTGTTGAAACTCCAAAAGGATATAGTACAATGTTTTTACCGCTTGTTTTAGGAGATTTATCGCCAATTATGGCGGTTCCAGCAACAGTTGATACAGATCAATTTCCATCAGATGGACACTTATCATTTTTTCTTAAAAAAGGTTTTGAGGGTGTTATAAAGCAAGGAACACCATTAATAAGAGTTATTCCATTTCAAAGAGAAAGCTGGGAGCATTCTGTTGAAGAATTTAATAAAGGATATATTCATCAAAAAAGGTTAGCTGTTAGATCAATGTTTATAAATGGATATAGGACAAAGTTTTGGACAAAGAAAGATTATAATTAGTGCAAAGTGTAAGCTTTTATCATGAAATTAAAGATAAAGAATCTATAAAAAATGATTTATTTAAACCAATTCATGAATATGCAAGAAGAATGTCTCCAAAACCAACAGAGGTATCCCCTGGTGTATTTAGGCAAGAATGTTATAGTGAATATTTAATAAGATTTGAAGAGCATGATAAAAACCAAATAAACATGATGTCTAGGCCAGCAATACAACAATTTATGACTGTTAAAGAACATAATTTTATTGCACCAGAAGATTGTTTTCCAAATCTTTTTGCATTTAGGTGTACTTGGTGGGTAGATAAAGACGTTGATGTAGAAATAATAAATTCAAATATTAATGGGTACGCTTTTTATATACCAGAAAAAGTTTCTATAAATTTTAAAAAGCTTTATCCAGAACCATGGATAGATTTACAACCAGTTTGGATTCCATTTTTTGTTAAAAAAAATAATCAATACATGAAGCCATTATATGGCAAAATAGAAAAACATGCAATAGCATACGATATGGTGGTTAAATGAAAAAAATAAAATTTTACAGAGTTGGAAATGGTCCAGATCCAGTTCCAGCAAAAACAGTTATACCTCAATGGTATAAAGACATTAGTATATATAATAAATCAAATAATCTTTCAGATGTAAGATTAAACAATCATGATGGAATTGATTCTTCAGCTATTTCACTTAAAGTATGCTCTCCTACATTTGATGCATTTGCTTCGGGATATTGCTTTGTATTGCCAGAAGATATCCATGTAAAAATAAATGATAAAGGAATACCAGAAATGTCATGGGCATCTAATAATTTTACTATTAATAGAATGCCTCTTGTTGAATTTCCGATCCCTCCATTTTATCACCCCATAGCATTCTCATTTAGAATGATGTTTGGGGTTTCAACCCCGCCAGGCACATCAGTATTAGTAGCACAACCTTTTAATAGGGTTGACTTGCCATTTTATGTTCCAACTGCTATAGTAGATTCAGATAAAAAATTTCCACCTGCAGACATAAGGTTTGTTTTAAGAAGAGATTTTGAAGGTGTTATTAAAGAAGGAACACCAATTTTTCAAATATTGCCTTTTACCAGAGAGCCGTGGGAGATGGAAATGGATGATTCTATAACAGAAGATATGTTATGGGAGCATGAAAATAGAAGAACGTTTATACATTCTTGGTATACCAAGAAACTACAATCACAGAAAGAGTTTAATTAATGAAACCTCCTCATAAATTTTTTGACAGACATTTAAATAATAATTTGGAATCACTTGAAAACTTCATCCTAGAAAAAGAACAAGATATAATTGCTGGTAAATTCCCAAACATATCTGTAGACAGAGCAAAAGAAGCAATGCAAACAGGAGTTATGGCAACAGCATTAAGTCAAGAATATAATATTTTTCAATTTCATCATGAAGGTCTTTTTAATCTTTACGATGCCGTAAGAGACATGACCATAGAAGCATGTGAGTATTATGGAATTGATTTTAAAGCACAAAAATATTATTTGCAAGGATGGTTTAATTGTGATGAAAAATCTGAAGATCATGGTGATGGAGATTTGCATGATCATTCAGGCGGAATGGGATCGCCTTACTTCCATGGATATTATTGTGTAAATGCAGAACCATCTGTAACACACTATCAAATTGATAGGGAAAGAATGTTTGATAATATTAATGTTAATAATAGAGCAATATTGTCTGAAACAGGTCATCCGCACAGAAAAGGCGGTTGGNATCAAGACTCAAGAAGAATTACAATTGCTTACGACATGTTGCCTCTTGCACAATTTCCAAATCAAGACAACATGCAACACTGGATACCACTAGGATAAAGGATAAAATGAAAGATCATAAATTTTTTGATAAGTATTTGGGCAATGATTTAAGTTTATTGACAAATGAATTAATAGATAGATATCGCCTTATTCAGCAAGCCAAAGTTTTTGGTGTAAGTGAACTCAAACCAGACGAAGCTTGGATGAGCTCTGGAAGTGTTTCAACTATGAAATGGAGAGAATATAACGTATTCCAATTTCATATAGAAGGCATAAGAAATTTATATAGTGGAATTTCTGAGTTAGTAAAAGAAGCCTGTGAATATTATGATTTAGATTTTAATAAACAAAAATACATGATTCAAGGATGGTTTAATATAAATGAAGCAAAAGGTGGGAAATTAGATTGGCATGATCATGCAGCACCAGGAGAATATGCACCGTTATTTCATGGATATTATTGTGTAAATGCTGAGCCATCATCAACTTACTATAAATTATTTAATGATGAATCTAAAATTNTTGAAAATATAAATAAAAATGACAGAATGATTATTTCAGAAATGGGNCACCCACACGCACAAGGAGATTGGTCGTGGGACGGTCCAAGAATTACTGTTGCATACGATATTATTCCTTTTGATATTGTTAAAACTTTTCCTAAAGAGTCGGAGCAACATTGGATACCGCTAGTATAAAAATAACAATAGTTTCTTTATCTTATAGAGATAAAAGGATTATTGATACTATAAAAAGTGCTTACGATAATGCTTTTAACAAAGATTCTATTTCATTATCTTTAGCAATACAAGATAGCCATAATCACAAAGTTCAATCATTTGGAAATTCTGATGTAGTTAGATATCATTTGTGGGATCAAAATATGGGTTTTGCAAGAATTAGGTCTAATCTTGTAAGGGATTCTAGCAAAGATTCTTATTTGTTTTTTATTAGTTCAGCAACAGAATTTAAAGTAGATTGGGATGTTGCCTTAGCAGAACTTATAAAAAAACATCCAAATGAAATTTTAAGTTTAAAAGATGACAAATTTTTACTTGATGGAACTTTGATAAAAAAAGATATTTTTCAAAAAATTGGATATCCTGATTATTTAAGGTTGATGGGTGAAGAAGAAGATATTTCTATAAGATTGTATGCTAATGATTATAAAATTTCTTCTGGTATTGAAAATATAATTAATGTCTTTGATAAAAAAGAATATGATTATATTCCTTTTTCAATAACCCATCATTATAACGAAGTTTGGGATTTATATCATAATGCAAAAAATAGATTTGCTGATCTTTCTGATAGTTATGAAAAATGTATTGAATATGCAAATAAATACCCAATAAAAAAAATATATCATCAGTTAAATGACGTTCTTTATTTAGATTCAGAAGTAGGAGAGCTTGATGATTTAAGATTTTATAACCACGGAAGCAGGATTTAATGTCTCAAATATTTATATTAAATGATTTTATAGAAGAAAAAGATGCATTAACAGTAATATCAGAAATCAATAATCCATCTGAAATAAACCCATACCCACCATATTATAATGATAGAAATGGTGGAACTGCTTTACCGTATAACAAAACAACTATAAATTTATTAAAAAAATATTCAGATAAAGCAAACAATGAAATAAAAAAATTATTTAATTTAAATTTTGAAGTATACACAACAAAAGGCTATTCATCAAAATGGCATAAGGGTTCTTTTGGAGCACCACACATAGATGATATAGAAAAAGAAACTTTTATTGAATGGAGTACAGTTATATATTTAAATGAACCTCCAGAATTTCAAGGAGGAAATATATATTTTCCAGAAAAAAGTTTTGAATATGTTCCAGTAAAATATTCTTGTGTANTATTTCCACAAAAAGACCCAAGCTATATACATGGAATAACTGAAGTAACTGAAGGANTAAGATACACTTTATTGCTTCATCATTCTTCAAATATTAAATTTGCTGACCCAGACTTTTTAGGAGAAAATAATGGAAGTTAAAGTTTTAGAAATAGGTCTTGTAATGGTTGAAAATGCTATATTAGACCCACAAGGTGTAATCAATAAAATTGAAAGTTTAGATAAAAAAAGAAAAGATGCAAACCTTGAATCAATTTGGAGCCCATGGCAAGATGAAGGTCGGGACCCATTTTGCTACCAGTTTAGGCTAAGTAGCGAAAAAGACATACGTTCAGATTATCCTTTTTATAACGAAGAAATAGAACTATGGAACATACTAACTAGTACTGTAGACTCCGCATTAGAAGAATATTATAAACTTTATCCATTTTCTAAAGCTAACTTAAAGGGTCGTGAGAGACCAAATATTTTAAAGTATGTATCTGGAGGAGAACTACCTCCTCATCAAGATATAGGCGTAAGCAGCAGATCTTTAAGCGTTTTGTCATATTTAAATGATGATTATGAAGGAGGAGAAATTAGTTTTCCTCAATCTAACATTACTATTAAACCAAAAGCGGGAACGATATTGTTCTTCCCATCAAACTTTATTTACGTGCATACTATTGCTAAGATGAAAAGTGGCGTAAGATATGCTATTCCTTCATGGTTTCACAATAGGCATGACATGTACATGTCAGACGGTACAGAGTAAAAAATGTCGTTATTAAATACAAAATTTAGGCTTTATGGCGTTCAGGTGGTAGAATTTTACTATGCCTAGAATGAAAGTAACGCCTATTGAAGAAGTAAATTGGGGAATCTATGTTTGGCAGATGCCAGATGGCTCTATTGTCCGTGATGAAGATGATAATACCCTAAGTATTCCATCTATAAAAGGCGATATTAGACAGATTCAAAAATTAAAGGTCGCTGCTAAAAGCTATGGACTTGATGAAGGAAAACCTCTTTTCTTTTCTGGTCACCGCCAAGTTACAGAAGATGAACTTGAAGAACAAAAATCACGGGCTGCAATGGGAATGATTCCAGACGCACAAGATATGCCAGCTATGATGGAATATATTAAAGAAGCAAGAGAAATGGGGTTAGCATAAATGGATCACAATGTGACTATTATGAATGATGAAGATGGAGAAGATGTTTCAATCTTAAGCAATGCTGACTATGGCCTTTTTACTAAACAAGAGGCTACATTTGAAGATCCATTTAATGTTGAATGGGAAGAAATAAGAAAGTCTGAGGGATTAAGTGAAAACTTTAGACGTAGAGCAGCAAGATTAGAAAAATCATTTACTGGTAAAGGCGATGCAAAGTCTAAAAAGTTAGACCCACTAGACCTTACTGGATATTCATTATTTCAAATAGTTCAGCCTCCATACAATATGCTTTATCTATCACAGCTTTATGATGTATCTCCATATCATCACTCAGCAGTAAATGCTAAAGTTGCAAACGTAATTGGGTTAGGTTATAA